AGGAAGAAAAGATACCCTCAATCTACCGTTATGAAATTGTGTCTTAACGAAATGAAAAGTGTAAACCATATCTCCCCTCCACAAATTAAAATTTGAAGCTACTTTTGCTGCAGGTGGCATCACCAAGCCCCGCGCATAAGCATTTGAAACAGGTGAATCAAAAGATATAGTGGAGGTAGGAGACACGGGCAACAAAAAGAGCGAAGTGTCGGCAACAGAAGTGGTTGACCAGTTAAACGACGTCGTATAACATGGTCGAGCCGCAACGTAATCCAAGCGCATTTCATCTTCTTCAGTTCCAGCAAAACCAGGAAAAGTTTGCAATTCATTATTTGCAGACAACGCCAATTTATGACACGCGTCTGAACCATCCGAATTTAAAAAGAAACGTGCTGGGGATTGAAGAACGCGCGTCACTGGAGCAGTAACGCTAGGTTTAGAAAATCCGAAATACTTCATGATAGACTCAGCAGTAGTTGAGAACGCCTCCACCGGGCGCGAAAGATAGGCCAGACCTACATGGGGTAACAAGGATGAAACTGCTCGTCCAACAGTACCAACTGCTGATGAAATGGTTCCCCTACTCTGCATGGTAGCCATTTCACCGCCAACTTGTGCCCAGCCAGTTCCATCTACTAACGGCGCTGGAGTAGGATATACCAACTCAACGTCTTCAAAATGGGCCCACAAAGTCCAATTAACAGTGCTAGCTGTCTGAGACGAAAGCGGAGACAACACAGAAATAGTAACAACACCGAATGAGCCCTGACCAGTTACCAAATTAGCATACAGATAAGGTGAAACGTAAGGTGTAGTAAAAGTTACTGCAGTGGAGTTTGCTAAATTCATTATAACATGAGGGCAACCTGAAGCCGCTACAGAATCTGTGGTAGTATCTCCATTGATCCATTGTGTATGCGACTTCATGTAATCCGCATATGGAATATAATTCAACAACAAACAACCGGCTTGAAATGGTTGGGAACTAACTTCCAGCCGTACGTTGACCTTTGCTTTAATTCCTACAAAGCCATCAACTTTCTTTGTATTTTGAGTTATGTCATATATACCATTCAATAAATCTTTTGGAAAAGTTACGGCTGTCAATTTGGCGCCCCGGGGTAAAGAAGAAGACCATGCCCCTTGACGCAAAATGACTGGGCGATTCAAATAATTCTGAATAGATCGTTCAGTAGTGTCAATGTTTTGTTCATACATAGCTCGCGGCATGTCTGTAACGCGTGACACAAATTCATCGTGCGCTACATCACCATCATCCCTATGTACTAGTGTGTCGAATTTAATAGTTTGAGTTGCTTCAAGTAAATCAGGTTGTGTATTAAAATTTTGTTGTTCAGCAATTGCATTATTTAAGAAAATTGTCCAATTAAACAAATCTTCCGAGACGTGTTTCCCTGGATATACAGAGGGCTGCTCTGAGGCCATCCTGGGACGTAAAGTTAAATAACTAAGCCTGTTAGGAAAAATAGCACTACGAAATGTATTTATACACGTCAATTTTGACTACTTATCGCAAGATCACATTCTTCCCCTTAAAAATCATTTGGGTGCATTTTGAGTGGTATGTTATCCACTACGCTACGTATATATGTCTCACACCCTAAATCATATATATTCTTTAACCCATTGTTGATCGCTAATGTGGTAATCTTGGGCACATACTCATTATACACATCAGATCCGTGCATCGCGAGCTCTTTAAAAACCTCACACACAATGTCTGATTCTATATCTTTAGGATTGACGATATTACCAACCCTAGTCCAATTTAACATCTCAAGTCGCGATTCGATATCTGCAGGACACACATACTTGGTGTATTTATATCCATTTACAATCGGTCGTCTGAATGAGCGTTTCAAAAAACTGACTTGTGACAAGTCTTTCTTGAGCACGATATCAGCGGTCTTTTGTGGGTTAGTATACGTCATATTCAAATATAGCTTAAATGCATTCTTGATGGTTTCCATGTTAAACCAATCCACGATTTCATCGGATATAGAAACAATATTGTCGTCTCCATATATGATCAACCTGACAAACTTGTTAAAACATGCCATGTTCGCATATTGTGGGGCTTGCGTTCTAGCCATCTTAAGGTAAATGCAACGAAATGCAATCAACTGGTATATAGAATTAACTTCTGCCGTCGCCGGAAATCCAGAAGGCAGACTGTGCGTGCATGTATACACTTTATCACGACACAGACGAGTTGCAAAACATGCATAATACCATAAATTACTCCGTATTTTATAGTTCTCGTCACCATCATCATACAAGCTGTGTAGAACGTCAAGCGCTTCCCACATTATTTGGTCTGATAGAGTACCATCGTAGTTAGAGAAATCGCCATCTATCATAGTCGGTGAATTTGCTGTTAAGTACTCAGCAAGAAAATTCCACTCGTTTGACCATACATTTATGCCAACGCCAATACCGTTATATATACGATTGTGGCGTAAATGTGCCAAAGCGCCCATAAAATACTTGCGAAAAGCTATATTATAATGCATGGGACCATTAGAGAAAACCCGGGTTTTACCTTCGTCTACCTTTTCAATAGGACGACGCTCGTCTTTGAGTGTATCTATCCATAATATATCTCGAGGCTGATCAGTCCGACA